AATATTATAACAGATGGCCTCCACGTGTATCAAATCAATAATTGAGAGTAATAGTATATATAGCACTCCAATACACCAATAGAGGGGGGGGGAGTTGAAGAGCTCAATTGGTGTATCTCCGCATTTTCATTTGGTGTACACTCTCTTATTACAAATATGCCATTCGGAACGCTCTCGCTTCATAACACCTCACACCATCTGACTGTCTATATAAACAACATAAACAAACATATATTATCATCTGACTATTTCTGAACCCAGAAATATTGTACCGCATAAACATTCATTATCCAGCATTTTCAAATCGTGCATATTCATATTTTCTTTTTCTGTGTATTCCAACATATTCTGAATATCATATACATATTCAAGATATGCTTAGTAATGTTGATCTCAAATTCTCTTTATCATATTCAAATTACTCCTTGAAATACTACTTTTTCATTATAGTGCAACATATTCTGGATTCATATTCATACTGTTCATTCTCTTCATCCGTCTAACATCATCATTTTTTTTTGACAACGCCACTGCGTGGCCATATTCTCCATATATGGATTCTCAGTTAGCAAATGCTCCAAATGCGTTTAATTACATAGAATCCCATAGGGATGAATATCAACTGTCTCATGATCTAACTGAGATAATTCTTCAATTTCCTTCAACAGCAGCACAATTAACAGCAAGGCTCAGTCGTAGCTGTATGAAAATTGACCATTGCGTCATTGAATATAGGCAGCAAGTACCAATAAACGCTACTGGCACAGTCATTGTAGAGATCCATGACAAAAGAATGACTGACGATGAATCATTACAAGCATCATGGACATTTCCACTACGATGCAACATAGATCTCCATTACTTTTCCTCTTCCTTCTTCTCGCTAAAAGACCCAATACCATGGAAACTGTATTATAGAGTTAGCGACACAAACGTACATCAAAGAACACATTTTGCCAAGTTTAAGGGTAAATTAAAATTATCCACGGCTAAACATTCAGTGGATATACCCTTCCGAGCACCAACAGTGAAAATTCACTCCAAACAATTTTCACATAAAGATGTTGATTTTTCGCATGTGGACTACGGTCGATGGGAACGAAAAACATTAAGGTCCACATCCATATCCAGAGTTGCTCTACCAGGCCCAATTGAATTGAGACCAGGAGAGTCATGGGCCGCCAAAAGCACAATTGGGCTTACTCATACAGATACGGATTCTGAAATAGAAAACGCAATACATCCATACAGACAACTGAATCGTTTAGGATCAAGCGCAATAGACCCAGGTGATTCAGCATCACAAGCAGGGTTGCAAAGAACCCAATCAAACATTACAATGTCAGTGGCCCAATTAAGCGATCTTGTTAGGACAACGGTTCAAGAATGTATAAACAATAATTGTATTCCAAATCAGCCCAAAGCATTGAAATAAAATGTGCGTATTTTATTTTCTTATACACAATATCCCAATACACATAATTTTATTCATTTTCAACCCACATAATCAAGATCAAATGATACAAATGTAGATGCCTTTGACATATTATCCGACATCCAACAGTAATACACTAAAATCGCATTTTTACTAATATTATCATAGGCCCCATTACTTGATTCATGGTCTATATCCTTAAACGTAGACCACATATTATATCGCCTATTAGACAATTTTGTATAACCTTCAACATCGATCATCATTGTGTCATTATCCACGGATAATACTCGCTTCGTAACATGTCGTATATAAAAACGGTCCTCCATTGACGGAATTATTGCTAAGTTACCATGACTATTAATCCTTGCACCGAATAAATCTTCAAATGTTGGTAGATTCCCAGACGGACCAAGATGTGGTTTACGATCCACCACAACAACCATAGAGAATACACCTTCGATTTTTGAGGAAATACCATCCATATTCATATCATTACGAACACGCTCTATTTTAACAGTACCTTTTAATCGCAAACGTTTTAATTTAATATATGACCTAGTTCGATTGGGTTTATTCTTACCCAATTGAGGGAAACTAATAAACGTCGATATAGCACCATTCTGACCCATAACAAATTCAGGTCCAAATTGATTTTCATGTAACCGTTGATCCAACATTTTAGAATCATCATAAACCTTACCACCATGAATTTGTCGACGTTTGCCATCATAACGTTTAAAAGATGCTTTTCGCAAGACTTGATTACGAATATAACCACGTCGTTGATAATTAGACACACCACGTTTATATTTAGAAGAATACATAGTTAAATCACAATAAAACACTCATATAGGATATATTTTTCCTTGACACATTTATAGCTTTAATAAACGGCAAACGTATTATATAGACGCCCAACTTGAATTTTGATTGGTCCATGTGTAAATAGACGTACACTGTGTCAGACCGCACTCAAAATAATAATTGCGCAAATGTGTCAGACCGCATGCACTTTAATAATAGCGCCAATATCCTTCAAACGGCAATAATTCAAAATTCAAGTTAAAGTGTGGATAAGCTTTAACTCCCTACCGCAAATGTGATTGGACAATGAAAAGCGTCACGTGGGCGTACGGCACCAGAGAGACACCGGTCGGCCATCTGGT